TCTTATTAGCAGAGGATTGAATTTGTCTGCAGTTGTTTCGCCATACTCTGTTGCGCCAAACGCAATTAGATGCTTGTCATTCTGAGAGATAAGAATCTGCATTGCTTGGAACGGACACAAGTCAGGGTCAAAGCCATTGGCTGTTGCTACTGCTTGTAAAGATATTGCTCTCTCTGCTAAAGACAAGTCAGCATCTGGATCGGTCCCTCTTTCCCAGTAATAAATACCCTCGTTGCGGATATTCATAATTAGGTCATTATTGAAGTTATCAAACCACCAGTCTCTTTGTGGCAGAGCAACTGGGTTGATTGCTCCAGACCCCCACCCCCCACGACTCCAGCCCCCTACCCCCCACCCATACCCGTATGTCCCGCCAATGTCGCCAACATCTATCTCATAACTTCCAAAGGCTCCCGCTCCTTGAGCTGACTGAATTCCTGCGCCTGTTGTGGTGATATCTATAGCCGCACCACCAACAGTTAAAGAGAGTTCGCAGGTTGAGCCAGCCGGGGCTATTACATAATACTTTGTATTAATGACCAGAGGACTTGGTAGAGCAGAGGTTGTACTTACATACAAAACATCATCAAGGACTGGGGTATATGTAGTGAATGTAATAACGTCTGAAACATTAGCAGTGAAGATGTTGGTTGATGCGTCTACAGAGGTTGCCAAAACAGGAAGACCTGTTGTTGGGCTTTTGGCTTCAATAGTGTACTCAGTGCCACTAACAACTGTAGCAATCTTGTAATTCTGATTCAGGACTGCGGCAGTTATATTCCCACCCAGACCCAATGCTCCGCTAATGGTCACATAGTTCCCGGCAGAGGCTGAAACAGTAGCGTCTGTAACTGTGATTGTGGCTGAACCAGCAGTTGCTGAAAAGGTTACTGCTCCAGCAACAGAAATATCTGCATACGGGGTAATGTCGGAAAGGTTACCGCCAGCCTCAATATAGACTTTTGTATTGGTCCCAAGACCAAGGAAGTTGTCAGAGAATGTGGTTATCCAGCCCCACATCTGACGGCAGGTTCCTATCAGGGTATTGGCGGTATATTCTCTCCAGCCGCCTAGTTTCTGTGGATAGCCTGAGTAGAAGCGTACCTTGTCGCCATCCCACCAGCCGCCTTCGCCAGTGTAATTGGTCTGATCTCGGACGACTCCCGGTCTGAACTGCAGTCTCTGGAATGCCATTATGCGTATAATCCCGGTAGGTATACGGTCTTAATATCCTTCCTGACCGCAGTTAATGCTTGGTTTATCAAGCGTTCTGGATTGTATGATACATGAACCCAGCCGCTATCAGGGATACCTCTTGTGTAGAACTCCAAGATGACTTGTGTGAACTTAAAATTCTGAGAGATATACGAGGCAAGATCATAATTAGCCATTCCCGGTATCTCTAAATCTGCAGCACATCCAGTCATATGGTCAGAGGTCTTAGAGCCGCCTGTAGCCTCGTTAACAGCCTTACATCTGTAACCACTATTAATCTTAACTCTGCCGAACTTATCTCTAATCGGCTGCAATATCTTCTCGCATAGAACCCGTAGATTCTCTATCTCTGCCTTGGTTGGGATGTTGGGAATGTTTAAACGAAGGGCAGTCTCGCTCTTGACAAGCTCTTCTAGGGTGAAGTTCTTGGAGAGGTTCATTCTACTAATGCCTGCTTTCTAACCCAATCTTGCAACGCCTCTAGCGTTGCTGAGTTCTGGTTGCACGAACTGTAATTGGCTGAGAGGGTATCGGCAAGGTCTTGAGCTTCAACGGAGGCTGCATCAGCAGTTCCGGTGGCTTTGGAAAAAGGGTCTGCTGCGGCATCGTGGAACAGCCTGAAATCACCAGACAGAGAAGTAGTAGGAATTTTGGCATTTGTCAGTACCTCGCGTGACTTAGTTTGTATCTTTGCTACCGTATTTACATACTCTGTGGTCACTTGGTCTGAAATAACGACCTGTTCCTTGATAGCTGCGATGGTGTGTACCTGTGAGTCGATTACAGCCTGCTGGCACGAACTTACGCCGATTCTGTTACCCAAGTATAGACCGCTACCAAATATCGTCACAGCGATGATTGTAGCGATGGTGATTTTGGTAGCCAAGGGAAGCGCCAGCAGAAACATCTTATTATTCCCTATTGATTAGAGCAATCTTCTCCTGCCCTCTGCTGTGCGCTGAAATACCAATTATTGCTCCAAAACTAAGATGAAAGACCCCTGCCCCTTGCAGGGTTAGGGGAGTCCATTGCTCAGGATGAAGCGTCATCCATAATACTGGAAAGACAGCAAAGTCTAGTATGCATATCAGAAGGTACAGCCATGCAGCGGATGGTCTCCACCGCGTAACAAACCAGCTTAGGTTATTAGCCACACTAGAAAGCCGATAATCAGTATCACTGTCACGCTTCTCTTAGAGCTTTTAATTAAATCCAGAAAGTTATCTGCAACTGGGTCAGCCTTAATAATAACCTCATCAATAACTTTCTTAGTCTTTATTATAGCTTTATCAGTCTTTGCTATAACTTTCTTAGTCATATTAGTCCTTGCTGCAGAGTATCAGGTCAATATATTGAACAGCCAAGTTTATAGCCGTACCAGAGAACGAATGATCATGTCCACCATCTCCCCCAGCAGAGCTTGTTGCATAACCCCCTCCTGTATCCGCTCTAAGTTGTGACGTAACCCCAGCGCCGCTTGATGCCGAGGCAAATACAGTATGACTATGAGATGGCATTTCTGCCACTGTTAATGTATGTGACCCTACCGTTCCTGTAACCGCTTGACTAGAAAATGCAGTTGAAAAGGCAACTGACCCCCCAGCAACTCCACCGCTACCAGATACAACTCTTAGTGCTTTATTGTTTTGAGTAGTCAGCTTAGTCCATCCAGTGGGAGCGCTAGTATTGTAAAACGGGATAACCGTTCCTGATGTAAAGAAAGGTGCTGCAGCCGTTGAAGCCCATGCCGTTCCGTTAGAAGTTAATACGTTTCCTGCTGTGCTTGGGGCTACAGCCAGCAATGCGCTAGTGCCATTACCTATTAATACGCTGTTTAAAGTCAGAGAGGACGAACCCGTTCCTCCATCCGCTACAGCTAGATCAGTTATCCCTGTAATCGTCCCGCCGCTTATATTTGCCGTGGTTATTGTGGCAGTTGTGGCTATTATTGAAGTTAAAGTTGCATTCCCTCCTGAGATAGACACCGCATTAGAATTCTGAACAGCCATGCTGCCAAGACCTAATGATGTCCTGACTGTAGCTCCTGATTCAGCTACCCAGTTGGTCCCGTTCCCAACTATGAAATTGCCATCTGTTTTAGCTAATCCAGATATATCTTGTAGACCGGCATTGTATGCCTGAACGTCTGTGCCTATAGCTAGACCAAGATTTGTTCTGGCGGCGCTGGCGGTGGTTGCATTGGTTCCACCAGAGGCTATTGGCACTGGACTGGTAAAGGTTAGCGTCCCAATCTCTGCGGATGTGAGGTAATTAAGCTGCTCTATTACATCAACTCCATTTACATATAGAAGAGCTTTTTTTCCATTAGGAATTGTTATTCCTGTGCCGCCCGATGTCTTGACCCTAATACTCTGTGCGCCAGCCGTATCATTGTGGACAATGTAAGTCTTCTCGATTGTCGGGACTATTAAGTCCCTAGTAGCAGTAAGGGTTGTAGACACATCAGTGTCAACGTACAAGAATAAGTTTCTTGCATCCTGACTGGTGTTTGATTCAGTGAGAGTAATGGTCTTATTTGCATCGCTGGCGTATTCAACTACACCGCGACCAACAATAGCCTGCTCCAAGCCGTTCTCAAAATTGCTATTGGTTGTTGTTCCCCAATCATTTACCTGATCGCCAGTAGCCATCAGTTCAATTTTTAGATTTGGTGTATATGTTGAAGACATAACTTATCCTTTATTTCCAAACTTCTATTGGAGGGGTTGCCCAAACTAGATCGCCAGCGGTTGGATAGACAGCTATCTTTCTAATCTCATTACGATAGGCTATAAACTCATCCTGATTTGCTAGGTATGGATCGTTTATAGGACTGGCTACGTCAGCTATAGTTGTCCAGTCAGTATTCGCAAGTAGTTGAGACGCGGTAGCTTTATTCTGCTCTGCTGTAGGAGGGACCGGAGGAGGAGGCGGTATTGGGGTATTTGCCACTGTCCAAGCAGCCATTGCGTTATCCGCCCACTCAGGTAGGACCACTATATCTTCATTGGGTTGGTCAGTATATTCAATCCATCCTGCAACATCTTGCCACTGGAGGGCGCGAGCAGTTGGTGGGGTTCCTTCCCAGACTAAGTCCGAGTAAGCCACCTCATCTTCATAGACAGCCCCATCGGAAGGTATGATTGTTAATTTCATCTTTCTATTCCTATCCCTTTAGTGGTTTCAATTAGAAGTTGTTGGCTAGATTCATTAGCCTTTACCATTTCATTTCTAAATGACTCTACCGCTGATCCGGTTTGTCTCTGTTGCTGGCTATTCTCAATTAATAACATTGGAAGCCAAGTAATAGCGCAAGACCACTCATCTATGTCCTTTCCTGTGTTTGGATTAGTACCTCTAACTTGCGTAAACCAAGAACACTTTAGACCGACACAGTCTTCTTTTATTAATGGGCAGAAGTTACCAACTTTAATTTCCACAGTTAATCCTTAGTAGCCACAATAACATCTACATATTTTACCGCCAAATTAATCGCTGTACCTGTAAACGTTGCGGCTGAGTGACTATGTGAGCCACCGCCACCAGCAGCGCCGCTTGCGTAACCTCCCGCACCTGATCTAATTTGAGTGGTGACCGAACCGCCAGCCGATGCGCCAGTAGGTATGGTATGACTATGAGATGGTATTTCTGCCGTTGCCAAAGTATAAGCCCCAGAAGCCCCGTTTGTCCCTGTAACAGCCTTGCTTGCAAATGCTGTAGTAAACCCTACAGAACCTCCGGTAGATGCTGCGCCAGTTACAACCCTTAATGCTGAATCGTCATTAGTTAAGAGCTTTGTCCAGCCAGTAGGGGCAGCGGTCTGTTTAAATACCATTGCAGTACCAGCTGGGATTGCTGAAGTTGTATCACTTATACGAGCAGAATCAACTCTCACGCCATATGTTTGTGATCCATTCCATCCCATTAAAGTAGGATATGTCCCTGACCACGCGACAGCTGAATTGGTGTTATTAACACCAGAACCAGTTGGAGATGTGCTGGCTGAAGCATCAAATATAACGTGACTGTTTCCGTAATTTTTCCAACCTAGCATGTTTGCTACAGCGCTTGATCTATATGTTGTCCAGTTAGTTTGGTCACCGATGAATGTATAAGCCGTGCCTGTTGTATTCTGATTAAGCGTAGGGAAGTCTGCCGCTACGGCTATAGTCAGTGCGCCAGTTGTGGTTGTACTCTTTAATATGCCGGTAGCTAGGGCTGAAGTCCCTAGTGAGTAATCAGTGCCACTTGTTCCAGCACTTACAATCCCAGACACATTACTACCCTTCAACATGCCTGTTACTGTTGTTGTTAGGGTTATAGCTGGAGTAGATGTAGCCGTAGCTACAGTGCCAGCAAAGCCGTTGTTTGATACTACTGAGACTGAAGTTACAGTGCCTGTAGCCCCCGCAGCATTGCCATTTAACTTCTGTATTGCCTGAAGAATGGTATCTGTAGCCGCTACTGTACCCGCCCCTGATGTGTATCCAGTTAAGACCTTGCCTATAACCGCTGAGTTGGTTAGGGTGGCTGCGTTACCTACAGAGGTGGCTTCGCCTGTTAGGTTAGCGTTGGTGGTTACGTTACTAGCAGTGAAAGCAGTAGCAGTGCCAGTTATGTTAGTGCCTACTAATGCACTTGGAGTGCCTAAAGCTGGGGTTATCAGTGCAGCATTAGTCTTTCTTACAAAGACTCCAGTGCCTGTGCCTGTGTATTCAGCAGAGGTAGAGTGAAAATACTCTGTAGCAACTCCGCCCTGTAACCCTGCCAAGTCATTGTGTAGGTTAGCTAGGGGTGTATTAACGTGGGTATTTCTATCTTCACCATTGTAGGTCAGCGATATAGTCCTAGTGGCATCTGAAGTAACAAACCCAAGAATACCCATCTTTGTTGCAGTAGTAACTACCGTTGATGGCTGAGTTGTAATTACACCAAAGTCAGTGTAGTTAGGGGATATAGATGTTATTTCTGGGGTAGTAATTCCAAATAGTTTTTTCCATACAGTACCAGCAACTGCTGATTCATTGGTATA